TTAGGCTCTGGTTTAGGTTCAGCTCTAGGTTCCGCTTTAGGTTCGGGTTTAAGCTCGAACTTCTTTTCTTTCTCTTTGACCATATTCTTGTTACCAAAAAAATTTTAGGAGTTACTAACGGATCACCACGTCCGATCGCTCCACATCCCAACCCTGATCTGCCTCGGTGTAGGCTTCTCATCTTCTTGTGGTTCAGTACCTCCGAAGTAAGGAGTCGCCTGCCGAATCGCCATCTCCTTCATATCCTTGGAGAGTTGCAGGAAGTGGTCGTACCTCTGTTGGTACGCCCCACCCCATGCGCCTACTTTTTCCTCGGTTGTCGGAGCGAAGCGGGCGGCAAGAGTGTTCGCCGCTACTCCCGCCGCCCAGAAGGGGTTGAAATAGGTTGATGTTATAGAGCAAATCTCTTCATCTGAAAGGAGCTGGTTGTTCGTATCGGTATCGCCGATGTAGAATCTCACCTGGTCCTTCAGTGAACTTGTTGGATCGCCGCTATAACTCCACGTCATTTCTCTGCGCTCTCTACGCTACGCCTTACTCCCAGGTTGACGAAACACAGCCGCTTAGGAAGTAACCGAGATCCTGAGCGATTAGCTCCATGCCCATCGCCATCTCAGCTTCCATCCTCATTGCGCGTCTCCACTCCATGCGGAAGTTTCGCACTGCAAACCAGCCAGCTCCACCAGAACCCACGATGTCCTGATACGGCCCACCAGAGCTGAGGTATCCGTTCCATCCGAACGTGTATCCAGCCGAAGGTGTCAATATCGAGGGGGTTGGGTTGCTGTAGCAGAGCAATGCGTCTTTTCCATACGCAAATCCCATGCTTGGCGTGGCAGAGCCTTCCTGAGCCGAGTTCACCACACACATCGGGATGATGACCCTGTCAATAGAAAGCACCTGAGCAAGTGCCTGCTCACTGATGATTGCCGGGCTGCCTGGAGTTCCACCGTATTTGATTCTTTCTAGGATCTCAGGGTGAACGATCAGCGCTTCGTAGACTTCTGGCCCGATCACAAGAGTGTTCGGCACGTAGCCAGTAGCCATCGCCATCTCAAGCCTGTACTTCCGTATATCCTCGATAGGAGTTGAGTTCACCTGGTCGTCCCAGTACACGAAGTTCGGGGACCCACCGTATGCGCCGCCGGTCACTGTGTTGGTCCATACGTCCGTAAAGTAATTATTTACGAACTGCATCTCCCTTGCGAGTAGAAGCTTCTGCGTCAGGAACAACGAAATATCCCGCTTCATGTTCAACGGAGCATCGGCGTTAGCCGCAACCGCGTCACCGAGGTCAACATGCAATCCCCACACGTCGCACATGTAGGTATTTGTCATCTTGAGCCCGTAGCCGGTTCCGGTTGTCTCAGCACCGTCTAGCCGTACTTGAGCCTCATTCGTGAACCAGTAGTCTTTAGTGTACGAGACGTAGTAATCCGATTTCTTCATCACAGGGATGAGCGGAAATATCTCGGCTGCTCTAAAGTTGGTTTGAGACTGTATGTACGCAATAGAGAACATCGTGTTCGGGACGTTCACGTGTACATCGAAGACCGTAGGTTGAGCTTTTCTAAGAGTTACCTCATTAGGCATTGTCCATGCTTCGTAGGGGCTCTCGATAAGTCCAGCTTTGGTAAGCCTTTGGGCTGCTCCATAAACACCGAGGTTCGGAGTCGGGGTCGCAAAGTTTCTGTAATTTGTTGCCATTTTTGTACTTCTCCTAGTTCGTGATTATGTGAACCTCGATCACGCCCGGGTCACTCGTAAACGCTGTACTTATGTTGCTGTGGATCGTCAGTGTGTCTCCAGCTACGAACGTATTTTGCTTCGTAGGTGCGGCCGACTCTGCAACAACCGTTCCTGCTGCAGTCGAAGCGGCTACCGCTAGCGTAACTGCTGAGCTGTTTGCTGCTTCTACTTGTCCCGCAGTACTGAGCACAAAGTCGAGCGTTCCTGCGCCTGAGCTAACGCTTGTTGCCGTAGTGTACAGTCCATAAACACCTACTATTGTGCCGTTAAACCCAAGCGGGAGTGATGCATAGACGTTGTGTGATCCTGTGCTAAGGCACATTACCCCGAGCTTGATCCCGAACATTAACTGTCCGGCTCGGTAATACGTCCCCTGCGTTCCCCGCGTTATGAGGCTAACCTCTGCAATATCGTTCGCGGCTGCCCACGGACCTGCTGCAGTTGCCACTACAACATCCGACCCATAGGATGCCGTACCGAGGCGACCGTAAGCATCAGCGACTTTCAAAGGAACGCCGTAGTTAGCAGACGTGCTCGCCATCACTGCTTTACTGTGACCTATCTCTCTGACTACTGCAATATCTCCCTCTGCCGGGTCGTTCTGTAGAATCCCCCACATTGGGTTGCCAGTGCCGCAGATGTGCATTGTCCCATCAGTGTACATATACACCGCTCGGAATTGTGCTGAGTATCCCGTAGCTTCCAGAATAGTCGTGGTTGCTGAAAAGTCCTGACCTGCCACGTATGACATGTCAAGTACTGGTACATCTCCTGCCATATTACCTACCTCCGGCCATCAGGTTTCGCTGAAGGACCTGGTTGTAGCCTTCTGGGTCACTGTGTACGACATCGGTATACGCTTGCTCGTACGTCAACGCCCCGGCACTCTTCTGTACTCGTTCCTGAGCCAATGCATCCCACCGTGTAAGGGGATCCGATGCGTCAGCTTCTAAAGCACTGCCGTATTCAGCAAAGAGGCCGCCTTTTTGTAGCATTTCCTCGTGAGAGTCAAGCAGGTGGATAAAGGACTTGAAACCGTTTTCGCTAAGCTTGTCCGCTGCTTCTTTCATCAGAGGCACGAAGTCAGCTCCTTTAGCAATGTGCGTGTACTGCGCTGCCTTCTGGACAAACACCCTGTTTCGGTTTTCCTCTTCCATCTTTCGGATACGCTCATCTTTCTCTATGAGCTCTCTCCAAATCGGTCGGACGGCCTTTTGCACATCCTCTGGAAGCAGGTCAATATCTTCCTCTTTCTCAATTCTTTCGAGGGCTTTTTCTATATGTTTCTTCATTTTACTAGCCTTGGACTTCTTAGCGCCATCACCGTCGCCGTCACCATCACCGTCGCCGTCACATCCATCGCCGTCGTCGTCATCGTCCCCATCGCCATCTTTCCCTTTCGCGGCTTTGGCTTTCTGGAAACCTGAGAGAGCAGCGATTCTTTCAAAAACGTCATCTGGAAGAACGTCAGCGGTACTCTTGGTGAGCTTCACGATGCCCGTGAGGGCTTCGATCGCTTCAGGTGGCAGCCCTTTGAATTCCTTTTGTATAACTTCGCCATCAGTGGTGTCCTGCTTGAGGACGTCGATAGCGAAGGCTGCTTCTGTATTTTGATCCATAAAATTAGATCCCGGTGTACGCTTATTCGCTGATTTAACCAAGTGAAGCTGTTTCCGGTTTGCACCCCGGGTTACGAGATGCACGCTCTCTACTTTGGTATCGGTCAGCTCAGTATCTTTTTGAAGATTAGCAAAGCTAGGTGCGTCATTTGTATCTACGTTATCGTTCACTCGCGCCTTGGTTCTCTTCTAAGTACGCTTTACGCGCACACCTGTTCCATCGATGCTGTATGCACCGAATTCACCGCTCTGCGCACGCTGCCAAAGAGCATCGTTCAAAGCGGTAAACAGCACCCAGGAGCCTTTTCGTATATGTTCGCCATCGACGACCATATCAACGGGCGCGATGAAGCTCTCCACAGGCGTCGCCTCGGACTGACTCACCAGTTTTTCGTGATGGGTTCCGATCCTGCCACTGTTAGCGAGGTAATCATGCGCGACTTTACGCAGTTCATCGGGACGTATATAGTCCCCTTGCGTATCAGTCTTGCAGACCTCGCCAGAGTTGCAGGGTTCGTACACAACACCCCACACGAGATGGTCTGTCCCTTTCAACAGGCGGGCCGTGTAGTGCCAGGCCGCTGCTTGTTTCTTTATCGGTTCAAAATTCGTTTGTGAGTATTTAAGTATTTCTTGTACTTTAGCTTGTACCTGTGGACGCCTTATCAGTTTTTTCGGTATCTAGCTTCAAGAGCCTTTGACACCTGTAACCTCTTTCGTGCGAATTCCTCATCAGTCCTCCACGTGCCTAGTGAGTTTGGATGAGGCATCGTGAACTCAACGTCCCTTTCCAATGCTTTCTTGACTGTATGACCTAAAGCTATAATCGGGATCTTACGCTTTGACTTAGATTCTACCTTAGCTATCTCATCCCTGAACCAGGGTTGCCACGCTTCGATCTCATCAGCCATTGGTTCTCGGACTTTTCCATCATCTTCTTTGAGGAGTTGTGGCACTAGAGGTACAATAGCTATATCTTCCCTTGTCAGTCCTAAAGGAGTTAGGTACTCGTCATTAAATATCTTGCCAGTAGCTCCTACTAACGCTGACTTTCTGATTGACTCAACTACTCCTGGCGATGCAATAACGAAGGTAAGGATAGGCCGCTTTCCGATGTGAGTTATTACATCAGTTTTTTGGAGGCTCTTCTTATTCTTCAATTTCATGCAGTTGGCTTTAACCTTTTCGCAGTCAGCATCAGCCTCTTCAGCGGTTTCCTTCTTAACGCTTTTCTCTGCTTGGTTCTTTTTATCCTCATCGGATGCTATTGCGTCAACAGTATTAAAGTGGCATTTCTCTAGGTCTTCATCGCTTGGTTTATCTGACTTCTTTGTATCATCTGACCTAGAAGCTAACTCCTGTTTTATCTTAGATTTGAACGTGTCCATGTCAGCTTGGGTAAAGCCTTTGAGTGTATTTCCCGCTCCCTGGTGCTGTGCAAGCCGCCAGTTATAGGTCGTTAAGTCTTTCGTGCTCTTTCCTTTTATTACAGCCGCGAGCTGTGCCATTCGGCTGTCAGATACTGCTTTTTCAACTTCTTCTTTACTCATCTTCTTTTTACTCGTTACATTAGGTGTTG